CACCCAGTTTCTTTGCTATAGCAACCTGACTCGGCGATAGCCGGACAGTACGGCGTGCACTATTTACCCCGGAACTACGGGAAGCAGGTGCAACAGCTGGCACGGATCGCTGTTGTCTGGTTTGTTGGGGCACAAAGCGCTTCGGAAACTCGTCCCGAAGTCTTTGGTCCAGTTGAGTATAGTACTCTTCAGTATTAGGGTCAACACCCTCCTGTTCAACTAATGTTTGATGGATTCCCCATGCTGCATAAGTTAAAACACGGTCTTGACCAAACCAAGGGTTGTCCTCGGCCCAGCGCTCGGCACGTGGGCTAGGTGCGGGTTTTTGAGGAGCCTGTTGAACTTGTACCTGTTGTTGTACAGGTTGGCTTCTCATGCGCTCTATTTCGGCAGACTGCTGCTGGAGATATCCAGCAATTTGACGCTGCTCCATCATCATGTCTGTCAAACGCTGCTGAGCTTCAGTTTCAGTATCAATGTCACCCTCTTCGCGGGCACGCTTGATAATGGCTTTAAGGGTCTGTTGCTGCGTCTCAAGACGAGTTTTTGTCTCGTTTAAGCGACTGTAATCGGTGCTTACAAGCCGCTGCTGGAGCGTTTGAGTTTGATTTTGTAGGCCCTTGGCATAGTCAATGGCTGCCTGCTCACGACGCTCCGCCTCACGCATGCGAGCAGTTAGCTTGGCAATACGCTTTTGTACTCCCTCACTCACCGACTCTAGTTCTTCCCGATGAGACGAGGCACTTTCCTGCTCTACATCCGTCTCAGGGTCATTGCTAATGACTTCAGCAGTCGTTTTTGAACCGTCTTCTGACTGCTCAATCGCAACATCAGTTTCTGATTCTTCTTCGCCTAGATTAAATTCTAACTGGTCTTCGGATGACATAAATTCTCCTTACATGTGCAGAATATCTTCAGGATCAGCAATAACAGCGAGAATTTCGTCATCATTTAGAATCCTGATTTCACCACCATCAATATTCATCCTAGCCCCTGCATAGCGGCCAAAAATGATCCAATCGCCTTCCTTGCACCACGGACCCTGTGGGAATTTAGCTTCATCAGCGTAAGCCAGAGGGCCTACCTTTAAAACATACCCGCAAGTAGTGGTCAACTGTTGACGTTCAATGGTTTGGTCTGCAAGAACAATGCCGCCCTTGCTTTTATTCGTTCCACGGTAGGGAAGAATCACGATCCGCCAGCCTGTAGGCTTCGGGATACGATCCAGAACGGCTTCATCGATCTTTTCAACATCAAGTTCGCCGTCTCGTGTATAGGCATCAGTGAGTTCTGGCTGTTTTGCAGCCGCCTCTTCTGCCCATTTCTGCTCCAGAGCAGTCATTGACATCTTATGGTCCTTAATCTATTGGGTTTTGTTTCAGAAGGTGCTGAATAACACTTTCTACGAAGACGTAGCCCTCAATTCGGCCCATTAAGTGCCTGTACTGCTCCATGTTTGTGACTCGACCACTCATAATCGTGTTTTGAGCATCGAGCTTCAACTGTTTTATCTCATGTTGCAGAGCTTCTGTGAATTCAAGCATGGATTTCTCCAATGAGGCGAACAAAATAAGCCTTGTTCGGGGGCTACATGCACTACTATACAGTAGTTTAGGAAATTTTTACCTTTTTAAATGCATCTTTTCGATATACGTAGGTGGTTTTTCCACTTTCTACCGGCGGAGTGCCTGATTTTCCTGCTTTTTTAGGCACGGGCTTTGTTTTCCGTGCCTTTTTCATAGTTGGTTTATCCATTTTGTCCGCCTCGTTGTTGCATTTGCATCAAAGCGATCTGATTTCGCTCTGCCGCAAGCTGTTGCTGGGTTGAAATGCGTGCTTGGTCGTAAGAAACATCGTTCTGTTCCTTCTGCTGATCCAGAGAAACACGTGCTTGGTCTACTTGCGCCTTGTTTTGATCACGTTGCGCAGCTTGGGCGAGCTCTTGTTTCTTCAATTCGATCAATGGATCAGGCTGTTCTTGACCTTCGCCAGACAATTGTGATTGCAGGTCCTTGACTTCTTGGTAGAACTGGGCAACTTTGATTGCAATCATCGCCTCACGCTGAAGCGCAGAAACCATCCGATCAGGATCTGTGCCATATTGCGTAAACAATTCTGCCTCTACGGCCTCCTCCGCCTTGAGTTGCACGTGCTCCAAGATATGCTTCAGCAACACCGTAGCCACGTTAGGCATTTGAGCAACCATCGGAGACAAAGCAAACAAGATATGCGTCTGGATGTGCGCATCATGCTGCTGACCCGCATAGGCTTTAAGCGGTGATCCGTCCAAAGACTGAGAGTTTTCGCTTGCAGGATCCTTCGGCTTGTCAATATCCTGAGTGTTCAGGATGGTGTCAATATCACGCACACCGATTGCTTCATACATGCGACGATATGCTTCGTACATGTTGTGCATCTGGGGTGCGCTTTGTGCCAACTGGAGCTGCGTTTGCGCCATTGTGATGCGCTGCGCAACAGAGAAGATGTTGGGGTCAGAAACAGGCAGGATATCAATGCGGTCATCAAAGTCCTTTGCCTTGATAGCCCGAGTCTCGCCGGGCACATCATATGGGTACTCATCGGGCAAGTAGTCTGCAAAACCTTTTGCCAACAACTGGAACTCCAGTTTCTGGCTGTAGTGCAACCGCTTGTGGATCGCAGACATAACAGATGAGCCTTTTTCCAGCAACGCAATAGTGGTTCCCACTGCTGCGTTTTGGTTGCTGTCTCCAACCTGTATGTCGGTAATGCTTGCCATACGACGACCAGCATCCACACAGAAACCCAACAGCGCAAACAAAGTCTGGCTTGGTTCCTTGTACGGCAAAGGCAACAACGAGCCGCTTAGCTCAGCCCCGCCAGCATCCATATCTCGCCACTCGCCGGGCTGCAAAGGCACATCATCATTCATGATACGTGCACCCTTGGCTTTAAAGCCTGCAGGCAAGTTAGCCAACGTACCAGCGTCAGTCAGCTGGCGCAATGCAGAAGACGCAGTCTTTGACAGACCACCAATTAAATGCAAGAAACCAAGGCCATAGGACCCCGGACCCTGCACAAGCAAGTAGTGGATGTAGTATTCCTTGCGGGCGTAGTTGTCATCGCCTTCTTTCCAGTTGCGACGAATACCTACAATCTTGCCACTTGCCTCATCCATCGTGACGATATAAGGCAGCTTAATGCCTGTTGGCTCACCGTCCTCATCCATGTCCTCAAAGCCGGGCAGATCATAATCAATCTGGAACTCCAACAACACAATCTCAGATTCATCGCCACTGGGTGACATACCTGTGATCTTGTTGACATTCTCTTGAATCTGTGATGGCGCAGACTCTTCCGTCATTTCCGCAGCATCTAAGTAGCGTCCTGCCACAACTGCCTTACGGTAAGCATTCTCTGACATGAAGATGCGGTGCGTAATACGCTCACACTTACTCATGACTGACGAACCATGGTACGGGATGTACAGATCGTCTGGGAGCACTAACGTGCTTACCATGCGGCCCAGTGTCTCGTCATAGCACACCTTCTTGAACGCAGAGCCACCATAACCAACATAGAACAGCAACTGGTCAAAATCGGGTGTGTACTCAGGCATCTCACAAGTGATCTGGTAGTTCATGAAATCACGAACACGATCAGCTTGCATCAGCTTTTCACGAGTCTCTTTGCCCAATACCTGCGTGCGAACCGGGCCGCCTGCGGGCATCAGTTCTTTCAATGCCTGTGACTGGAACTGGACAATGCTTTCGGACAACAATGGGTGGTACACGCCACACGCGCCCTTAAATGGCTTTGTGCGCTCTTCCATTGAAAAACCCAACAACTCCATACCCTTGCTGTACTGATCTTCCCATGTGGCACGAGAAGACTTGTCTGCGTCAAAAAGCACAGACAACGTAGATGCCATTTCACTGAGAACATCATCAGGCACGACTTCGGCAAGGTTAGCGTCGTAAGGAACCTCTGCATCATCGTCTTCGCCAATATTGACAACTACGCCGCCTTCTGGATCAAACTCGATCTCAACATCAGGCATTTCCTCTTCAGCGTCAATCTCAATATCCAGCATCTGCCCCATGGGCAGGTCTTCTGCTGTAGTTGCTTTTTCTACTGGCATTCTGTTTCCTTACAAATATTTTTGGTGATTGTACACGTTGCGTTCAACAAATCCACCCTTGGCAAATGGAACACCCTTGGTTTTGACCCGTGCAGCAGCTTCAGGAGTCCACATAAGGGCTATTTGCGGGCTGGTAAATTCTTCTCCCATAGCAGCTTCATCCGTATATCGAATAACCCCTACCTCAAATCCGGGCCCAAGGTCTTTTGCAACAGCTTGTAGGTTCTGTTTTAAGTTGGCATACAGCTCCGGTCTGTTACTACTGCCTGCCTGTGGGAACGATATGTACCGCTTATCCATATCTATCGCCCCTTTGATGGCATTTTTGGCTAGTAGTTGTTGAAGCGCTTTAGAGTTCGTCACCATATTGGGAAAGGCCTCCTTAGACTCGGAAATAGTCCCTTCTTTCAAGGCTTTTCGCATATCCGATTGAAGCTCAAAAACATGAATGCCTTCTGCTGGTGTATTGGGATTAGCTGCATCAAAAGGCTTTTCTGTCCAAATGTCTCCCTCTTTAACAACTTTTCTTGGCAATCCTTCTGTGTTTACAAAACGGCTGTACCCAACAACATCTCGACCTTGAATTGGTTCGTTAGGG